AATGAATACTTTACCGTATTCAGGTGGAACTTGATCTTCTCCACCAAATACAATGATATCACTAATAGATGGATATAGATTTCTAACAATTGCACTGTAATCGTTAGATGTTACTGCACGGTTCTGAGATCCATAAAACTTAGTTGCATTAAATTTAATTTTTTCAATTCTTTCAATATCAGAACCACCAGAAGACTTAGAATTAGTTGTGATAGTACTTACATTAAATGGTAATGAAATTGGAGTGTTATTCTCATCTTCTATTCTACCATTGAATAAAAACGACTTCGCACCATTTGATGAGGATCCATTAGTAGTAATATAAGAAATTTCAATAATTTCACCATCTACAGGTTTCTTACCTAAAATGTTGTCACCAAAGAAGATTTCATATTGCTCGTCTTCAACTTCACTAATAAAATATACCTTATCGTCAGAACCAATATCAAGTACACTATCTGCTTTTTTATATTCTTCAAAAACACTTGAACCAACAGATTGATATACTCTAATAACCAATGTATTCAAATCAGCAGCAGGATTGTTAATCCTGAAACGTTGAGACTTAATAGAATCATCAAAACTAGTTCTTGTTAATACTGTTGAACCCTCATTGAGAATTAGATTGTTGAATGATGCTACTTTATTAGAAACTTCTACTTTAACATCGTTTCTTACAATGTAACGATATAGAGTGTTATCATAATTGGTTACAAATCCTGTTCCTGCTTTTAATGTTACACTTGCAGGTGCAGTGCTAAGAAATGTAAGATCAAAACTTACTTCCGCTGTTGGTGATGAAATTGATTTTGGTGTATACCCCAACTGCTTTGCTAACGCCACTACATTGTCCCTAAGAGTGGCAGAGTCAAGGAACATCTCATTGACTACCATATTAGCATTAAACGCTGTATAGTACGTGTTATATGCTAATACATCTAGGAGTTGACTTAATGCTGAACCCTCAAAGTCATAGTCAGTAAAATCCGTTTGAGCTCTCATATAATCTTTGAGAGCAGTTTTGATTTCATTGAAATCTAAATTGTTTAACTGAGTATATGGCATTATCTCGTCCTAGACAGGAAGAATTCTATTTGTACAGGGGGGACATCTGTTCCTCTTATTTGATAAGTCATTTCCACGTCAAAACCGTTGTCGTCAAAGTTTGGAATGACGGCAACGGTTTGTACTGATATTCTTGGTTCGTATTGTTTGATAGTACTACGGATGCCCATCTTGATTTGAGCAGCAGTACCAAAGTCTAAAGGTTCAAACAAAAATGATCTAATATCCGAACCAAAGTCCGAATTGAATAGACGTTCACCCCTGTTAGTAAGAAGTAAACTAATGATGGCTTGCTTAATGGCAGCATTGTCCTTACTAACAACTACGTCGTCAGTAACTGGATGCTTCTTGAACGTTATATTGACATCTCTAAACGAGAGATTAGACGTTGCCATTAAGAGTATACGGAGTCACTAGTTATTTAGCAGGATCTTCAAAAATAATGTTCCAAGAAATGCTAATTCTAGATTCTTCTCCAATATGAGGGGTTACGTAATGTGGTAACCAACTCTCAAATACTAAACCCTCTCCTTCAGATGCTCTAAAGTTAATTGTTGGCATTTCAAAGGCAGTACCCATAGCTCCTGCTCTAGTATCAGGAAATCCAATTGATCCTGATGCTTGATTACATTCACTTGGCACCTTTACATAATAAACACCACTTAAACGGAAATTAGGGTGACTATGATAATTTGAATACCCACCTTTTCCCAATTTAACTGCCCAAGTTTCTAGACGATAATTTTCATCAAACAAGTCACGTCCTGCATATGCACTAGATGCTCCTAGAATCATTGCACGTAACTCTTGAGACCATTCGTAGTCTAAGTCTGTAAGGTTACACTCAGAATGCCAACCATTCTCGCCACCTACAGAAAATCTCTTAGTATCAGGGTTCTTTTTACTTTGCTCTATAATGTAGTTAGCAATCTTCCTGTTTAACTTCTTTGCATTACGATCATTACGAAATGCTAAAACTTGAGTAGGGAAGAATTGCTTTTTATCAATTGATATACTCATTCTTCAATAGGTTTCGGATAAAGTTCCTCTTTAATTTTATTACGATCTCTTTTTGCTGCCATTTGCAAATACTTGTCACTGTCTGTTTCAGTGATTAGGGTCATTCCCTCATCAACAAATTGTTGACTTTTATCAACTCGTGAATTGCCCATCTGAGTTCTCCGTCCGTAGTTCTCGTTCATTACTTGTTTCCCAAAAATAATCATCAGTGTCTCCAAGGCGTCCCCATTCAGTTCCTGCTTCAACTTCATACTTTATAGTAGATACTTTGAAATCGGGAGTTGTGGGGGTTTCTGGAGTGAGTGAAAGGTCATACAATCGCATCCTATTATTAGGATACAATGCATATTGACCATTCTTTAGTTCAATGCAGTTGTGTGACTTATGCTCCTGAGGAGTTTCGCTAACATTATTATCTATCACATCAATGTTTGCATGATAGTTATCTAATGTAAACAAATACTTACCTTTTACTAATCCATGGTCGCGAGTGCGTAACTCTACTTCCATCTCACCAATGAATCCTTTGCTAATTGCCATGACTCCGTAATCCATACAGTTCCAGAACTGTAAGTTCTCCAAACTCATATCCATAGTAGGAGTAGCAGGAGAACTTACAAACGCACTAATGGGTAACTTGTCATACATTGCTCCGTATTCAGGTAAGTAAGTTTCAAAATAGAAAGCACGACCAGGTATACTTTTAGCAGATACCCAAACACCTTCTACAAACTCTCCGTGCCCATCTTGATGATCGCGGAGATATTCTTTTCTTACCCATACCTTCTGTGCAGGTATGTTACATATTAAATTCATTCATGTCCCTCGGAGTTTCGGCGTTCGGGGCAATCAACCCCTACCTTGTCCACGATAACGCTTTTTCTTACCGTTGCGTGAACTGGCAGCATATTTTGTGTGCTTCCCAGTACCCTGACGAGTTTTCTTGGGAGTAGACTCAATCATGAGTCCGCCAGAAAGTCCAACCTTACTTCTTGCCATAATTTTATTTGAGTTGTGTACCAATTAGTATTGTAGGATGTTGGAACGGTCCTGTCAAGGGCCTCGGTGTACCTCCTATTACCATCTGTGCTTCGTCTCCAGTAACAGCAGGTAATCTTCCGTTGATAAAGACAGTTTTATTAACTGTTGGTTTGATTACCCTTTGACCTGGTTGACAAGGTAAAGGAATGAGTGGATTAACCTTTGTACCTGCCACAGGAGCGGGTACAGAGAGGTTGTCATAGATCTTTAGTGGAGATTTACCTACGACGACTGTTGAAAGGTATGGCGTCCCTCCTAGGGGCGATGCAGCATACAAACAGTTTCCATCTGTACTAGCAGTATCTACTGTTTCTGGTCCAACGAAGTTTGGCATTTTTCTACCTCTTTATGAAGATGATCCAGAGTCTCCGCTATAGTCTGGTAATTCTGGGAGTGGGGCGGCTTGTACATCAATCGGGGGTTCTCTAAATTGGATACCCTCTTCTCCACCATCGTCAACTTCTTGAGCAGCTCTTGGAGTTGATCGTTTAACTTCTGCATTGTCAATTGGTTGTCTTGAGTCATTGTCTAGTCCTGCAAATCTTTTTGCTGCTGCGTTCTCAAACTGATCGCAGAATGCATCAAAGTTATTCAGTATATCTTCGTAGTAATTACGATCCAACGTTCAGTCTCCCAGAAACTTCAGGATATTTATCTAGAGGATGCTCGCCGTCAGGGAACCTCATGAGGTTATCCATTTCAATTAGTTTTGCTTCAAGACTTACAAGACGCTCGGCAACCTCTTGGATTACATCTGCCATCTTATTGATCTGTTGTTGCTGTACGGCGAGTTGAAACTGAGGATCCTTCTTCAAAGGGTTATTCATATCTTCAATAACGGTCTCTTCCGTGATAACGAGGTTTTCAGTCCTTTTTTTTCTGGGAAATTTTTTTGGATTTCAAGGGTTTAAAAAAACCATTTTCCAATATATTTATCGGTCGTCTGGGTACTTTTGTAGGTTAGGAAGGGCCCAAAGGTTTCGCTCGGCAACC